TTATTTTGTGGGCGAGTTGCCCCGCCCGGTAAGATCATTATTTGTTCAAAAATGGGTTGTCCTCGTCTGGCACGTTTGCGCTTGTCATTTCGGCGCCTCCGGCCCCCGCCGGTGTTGCCTTATTGCATATAAACACCTGTAAAAAATTTACATTGATGTCATATGATTTTTTCTTTTCGCCGGTGTTCTTGTCGTTATATTCATCAATGATAATGCGCCCGGTTGCGTTAATTATGATCTTTTCGCCGTCTTTTTTCTGTGCCATTTTCTGCGTGATTTCTTCGTGTTTTTTAACCGCGTAATCTTCCCATAATACAACCCTAAACCAATTTGTTTTGTCGGCGCTTATTTGATCGCTGACGGTAAAACTCCATGTTTTTTTTCCGCTTGCCGTTGTTCTCAAATCGTTAATTTTCCCCAAATTACAACCTTGCAACGTGATCGTGTTCATAGTGTTGCCCCTTTCTTTTCCTGCCTTTTATCTGTGCCAATTAATACAACCGGGTTTACCATTTCGCGCAATCTGCTATAAACTGAATTACCGAAACGTTTTACAATGTCCGTTTTTCCTAAATTCGTAGTTATTATTAGCGCCGTTTTGTTATTATACGCATTATTCATTATTGAAAAAAACAACTCAACGTTGTACTCATTGGCGCCCTCAATCCTCAAATCGTCAATTCCAATCATCTTGCATTCATTTGATTTCTCTATGATCTGCGCCCGGTCCTCAAACGTTGCGTTTTTTGTTTGCGAAAAATCAACTGCAATTACCTTATGACCGTATAACGCGCCAATTCTTAACAATGAAAAAAGCAAATGCGTTTTGCCGTTTCCGTTTGAACCTGATAGCATTATACCAACGCCGTTTGAAATGTATTTTTCTATTTCGCCTGAATACTTTTTGATTTTGTCATATTCATCGCTGTCAACGCTGTCTGGCGTATACGTTTCAAGCGTTGCGTCAATATATCGCTCTGGTATAAATGATAAAACGTTTAATTTGACGCGCAATGATCGCATTTCTTTTAAAATGGTTTCGTATTTGTTAAACTCAATAATACGATTTTCACCAACTGAATTATACATTATATCAAATTGCTCGCGCTCTTGTAAACTCAACTCATTTAAACGCGCCCTCATAATCGAGATCATAGCGCCCCGCCTTTCAATTCATATAATCATTACCGCCGGCCATTTGCCCCCCGCCCCTGTTGTCATAATTGCCTGATAAAATTTTAGCGCAATTTATTAGGTTTATAACCCAATCAAACGTTGCGGTCCAACCCCTGTTGTTTTTACCGCGTAAAAAATCACTTGCCCGCGCCTTTTCAAACAACGGTATAATTTTATCAAACCCGATTTCGTTATTTAAGATCTTTAACTTTTTACGCCTTGCATCGCTCAACACTTCAACCCGGCCGAATAGATCGCCGTATTTTTCGTTATACTCTGCAATGATTTTTTTGTAATTCATTTCTAAATAATCTCCCTCGCTTTGTTCTGCCTCTGCCTCTTCAGATCCTGCCATTTCAATAAACGGCGGTACCTGTTCTTCTGAATGATCGCCGGTTGCACCGGTCTTATTAACTGTACTCTTATTTAATTTACTCTTATTTAATTTAATATAATTTAATATGTCGTTGTTGCTGTCATTTATACCGCCGTTTGCATATTTCTGTATGCAATAATCTTCAATGTCGGCTTTGCTGCATACATAAACGCCCCGCCTTGCGTATAAACTTTTTAAATTATTAACAAACGCCTCTGAATAAATCACATTAAATTTTTGTAATAAAGTAAAATCAAACGTTCCCATGTTCGCAAGCATACGCACTATTTCAATGGCATTATCGCAACCGCACCGCGCCGTAAAATATTCTTGTACGCCCGGATTGTTCAACTCTATAAAATGATGATCTGCTTTGCCTATCATTTCAAACGTTTTGAACAAAACTGAATACCCGTCATTTCCGTATTTTCTTTCAATGGTAAACAACGTTTTGCCCGGTTCCGTATAATGCGGAAAATAGTCGCATGTTGTTTTAAATGGTCTGGCCATATTGCCCGCCTACCTGATCGAAACGGTTTCGTTTTGTGTTACCTTTGCAATACTTGGGTCAATCAACCCATTAATTACCATTGTTTTTACAAGATCATTATTTACAACGGTTTTTGTTTCGTAGCATTGCATCGGTAATTTGCCCTCTATAATGATAGTTAATTTCGGCGGTGTCTTTTTTATGCTACAAGTGAACCGCGCCGTTTTTACTTTTTCAATATTGACGGATTTTAAAAAATCTTTTAAAAAATAACGTATGCTGTCGTTTCTGTTTTCAAGCGAATTTTTACGCTCGGCCAACCGGCGTTGCTCTGTTGCAATTGCGTCAATATCGCTTTCAAGATCTTTTATTGTAGAAACGATCGCGTCAACCTTATCATTTAATTCAACCTGCAAACCATTAATTGCATCAAACAACGCTTTTTGTTCCTCCGGCGTTCCCGGCGTAAATTCTTCAAGCGCCTGTAGTGACAACTGAAGATCATACAATTTCATTTTTGCCCCCTTTTAATCTGTTGTAATATGACATAAGCGCCTCCATTGTGCGCTCGTTCAAATATACAACGATGTTATTATTTACTTGCAACGCGATATTTTCGCCGTCAAATGAAGCTGAAACGCCGTCATGCAAATACTCGGTATTATTTTGCTTTTTCAAAATTTACCCCCTCCGGCGTTTTCAATATATCGGTTACAATTTCTTTTGTAATAAACCCGCCGGCAACTTCCTCGTTGAAATTCTTAGCACTCGCTTGCGTCAATTCCGGCTTGCCTGAATATTTTAATATTATGGTGTCAAATTCGGTTTTATTAAATCCCCAATCCGCAATAATTCGCATTGTCTTTATTACATGGTTAACAAGCGCCTCCGGCTTATGCGTTTTACTCTCTGGCGCGGGTTCTGTGGCCTGTGTGGGCGCCTCTGCGGTGTTCTGTGGCTGTTTACCCTCCGGCGCGTTTTGAGGCGTTTCTAGCGCTTGCTGTGCGGTGTTCTGTTCCGGCAACGGTTTATCATATTCAAACGTTTTCGCGCCCGGCAATGTGTCAAGTTCGCTTTCGTCTGGCAAACCCAAACCGCATATTGATAACGTTACGCGCCTTTTTGCCTTTGTCGCGCCTTTCATCATTAAATTTGCAAGCGCCAAACCTTTATTTGTTCCAATCATAACCGCGCCTATGTCAATATCGTATCGCCCGGTGCGGTCCTGTGCTTTTGCGGTGTATATTAATAAATCGCCCTCTATAACTTTTGACAACTCAATGATAGATACGCCGTTGATCTTTCTTAACTGCTCGGTACAATCTTTCAATGCATACAATCTCAACTTGCCGTCAAGTAATAAATACCCGAACGGTTTTGTTGCCGGGTTCAAATTCAAAGACTTGCATACGCCTAACACGTACTCAATACGTTGCGCCGGCGTCAAGTTCGACAAATCTTGATCAATCAAAACCTTTTCCATTGTTGCCGGCGTAATGTCTGAATAATTACGCTCTTGCATTTTATAATTTTGCTCGCCATTTTCAACCAATTCTTTCATGCTTTACCGCCTTTTTTTGTAAATTTTTCACATTTCCATTGCAATATCTCGAAATCGTCAAAACAACGCCTGAAATCAATTTAAAACGGTGTATTGTGTTTTCCTGTGTAATCGTTCATAATCTTGTCGCAACGGCGTTTTAGCGCTATCGTTTTTAGGCCGTTTATGCCGTCTAAAATCAATTTAAACGCCTTGTTTTATTTTAACGTATTACCCTACAATGCCGTTTTTCTTGTTTTTTTCTTCTAAAAAACAATTTATACAATCTTCCGTATGATAACTATATGAAAAAAACATATTATACGTTTTTTTGTATTGTTTGTTATCATCTAAATACAACGTAATAATCACTATATTACTATCAGTAAAATGCTGTAATGTATGCGATATAATACCAACGCTTTGCAAATAACCCAATGTCATATAGCCCGCCTTTCTTATTATTTTTTAAATACTATTTCGTATTCCTCTGCACTCATACAATCGGTGCAAATATGTTCTACGTTGTGTTGGTATATTATATCATATTTCTTGCACCTATCGCATTGTTTTATGCCCTCGTTTTCTGCACATTTTTTACAATAATACGTTTCAAACAATGTGCCGGTTTTCAACTCGGCCGGACCTCCGCAAATGTCGCAAGTGTTCGGCTGTGTGTCCGGCGCGCTCAACCTGTTATCAATGCCCCTGATCTGTCCGGCCGGTTCTTTTGCAAAATCCATTTTTACGCCTCCTTATCTAAATTATTATGCCATTTTTCCAATTCACTCTGTTTGACGTATTGCGTGTTACCAATCCAGAACGCAACCAATTTTTTCGCCCTTACTGCCTTACGAATTAAACCAATTGCAAACCCGGTTTCTTTTGCTACGTCTTGCAACGAATATGTTTTCTCAATCATGTTTTCACCTCCCCCGCTTCTTCAAGCATTTTTTTAAGTTTTTCTAAATGATCTTCGTAAAATCTTACCGCTTCGCAATCCTGTAAATCTGGCGCGTATGCAAGCGCGCGCTGTAAACTGCCATCCGTTTCAATGATCGCTTGTTTTGTTCTGTCTATGTGTTCTTGTGCCATTGTTTAACCTCCTATTATAGTAATTCCAGTTCACTTGTCGCAAGATTGATTAATAAATATTCTAAATTCCCGTTTTCATCCTTTACCAGAAGTTCACCGGAATATTCCTCATCTAAACAATACAACACTCCCGTCGTATCGCCATCTAGCAATAGATTGATAGTTACGCCATTATCATAATCCGCCATGATCTCCTTGATTTCTTCCATCGTGAGTACCATTTTATACCTCCTATTTTCGTTTTAAATGCCTGTTTCTTTTCGCCGGTGCGTATTTCATCGCCCGCTTCACGCAATGCTTTGTTTTTTGTAGAATGGCGCCGTCTGTCTATGTTCCGGCGCCGTTGTTTGCGTCTTGTTTATCATCAAATTTCATTATGTGCCGGGTTGTTATCGCCCGGCGCTGTTAAGTTTATTGTATCTCTTTATCAGTAATACAAGAAAACGTATATTCTTTATGGTGTCGCGTAATGATTTCATCATGCAATTTTTTTATTTGATCATCGGTATACCCATGCCGTTTCATTGCATCGTTATAGATCTTTTTCATTTCGTCAATTGCCTCGTATGCGTATATTTCGCAATTCTGTCCGGTTACAATGTTACATAAACGCCCTGAATAAATATTTTCTACGGTACCATATTCGTAAAACCGAAAACAACTTTTATCAAATTTCATATTAACCCCTTTTTTTTAATGAAGCGCCGGCCTCCCGGCGCCTCTATTATTGCCTCTTTTTTTGTTACCAAATATAAACAAATTTTTTTTTCAAGAAAGTGTTGCGATAACTTCGGTTGCTTGTCTAACATTTTCTGGAGAAAAAGAACGAATTACAAAATCAAAATATTTTTCGATTTTATCATTTGCATTTTGTTTATTATGTCCCCATTTTACTAACATTGCCAAAACGTTTTCTTTTGTTATTTCTTTTGCGATTTTCTTTTCCATTTCTGACCTCCAACTTTTGTTTTTCTTCCTGCCTTTTACCCAATCCGGCGCCGGTCATTGAAAACCGTTTACGCTTCCTGCGCGCCGGGTACAAATAACTCTCTGCCTCTTTCTCTCTGCCTCTCTCTTTCATACGGCTGAAATGGTTACTTGTCTTTTCCGCTTGCATCTATCGCGCCGGGTGTCTTTGGCGCGCGCATGGTGTTTCTCTCGTTGGTGCGGTCCTGATCTGTTCGCCATGTTTCCGTATTAAATATGTCCTACATCTTGCCTGTAAATTACTTTAGCATATAAATAATTGCAATGCAAGAAAAAAAAGCATAAAAAAATAAAAAAAAATAAGATATTGTAAAGTGCTTATTGTTCTGAATAGGCGCAAATTTGCCGGGTTGTTTTTGAATTGGGTTTTATTTCTGTAATATTTATACTGTAAATCGTCAATGATCTCTGGCGGGTGTATACTTCTGCAATAATTGTGAACTCTAAAGCATACCCGGCCGTTTCGCTTGCCCGCCTGTATGCCTTTCTGATGATCGCCTTTCGGTTAAATACTTCCGGCAATGCCGGGTTTAATTTCAATGATCTCATTTCGTTTAATTTTTTAATCAATTCATCAATGTTCATATTCTGATATATTTTTGACTGTATTGATAATCTTCTCTGGCCTCATGTCAAGATCAAGCGCCATGTTCGCGGGTTGCATCGCGCGCGTTGGTGGCAATTCCAAATAATACAATATTTTTTTTATTGTTTCTTCGGCGCCATAACAAACCCGCGCCAAATATCCGGCATCATTCAAGTATTGTATAAACTCTTTTTGTTCATCGCTTACGGCTGAACCGGCCCCGCGCTGTCTTTTCACTTCTATATACAATCCGAAATACCCGCCCCGCGCTGACGGCAATTGTAAATCTGGCACACCTTTTATTAATCCCAATTTTTTGGCTTTTACTGCTAAGCCTATCGGCAAACGTACGCCGTTCAAACTTGCATTTAAAAAGCGCAATTCTTTATAATAATTTTTTGATTTTATAACCCAATCAATAACGGTTTCTTGTTCTTCTTCTTCAAGCGGGTATATTATTCTCATGCCTTATTTTATCATATTATTTTTTGGTTTACAATTTAAAAAAATAACGCCGGAAAACTTCCCGGCGTCAAGATGAAGCGTCTTTCATATAGGTTGTTTTTTGTGCCGGCTTACAACCAACCGGGAATTTGATTATATCATCATTGAATAATTTGTCAAAACAATTTTGCCTGTAATGTTATGCCGGCGCTTTTGTCTGTAATGCCGTAATAATACCCGGCAAATATATTTCGGTATTTATAACCTGCTACCAATCCGGCGCTTTTTTTATCTAGCGCAATTCCCAACTCAATGCCTTTATAAATATTTACATTGGCCGAAATGATCGCCTCAATATTACCGGACCGGTCACACTTTGCGCCTATTCTGAATACTTGCAACCAATCGGTTTTTTTCTCTGTAATAATTGACGTTGTTTTCATTCCTTGCGGTAAATCCTCTTTTATGATCTCATAATTTCCGCTTGGTTTTTCTTGTAGAATTAACGCCCAATTTTCCGGCGGGTTGTCTGGCCGTTCATACGTTCCGTTTATAGTGATCGTTTTCACCGTTGGCATGTTTTTTGTTATGATCTTTTCAATGATCTCGGCCGGTGCTGAATATTTAATAAATATCATTACCGCAAGCGCAATAATTAAGATCATCAAAAACACTTCTTTTATTTTTTGCATATTATTCAACCTGATAATGTCCGTAATCTTTTAACGGCTTGCCGTTTACATCTTGAAATTGGCCCCCCCACGTCAAACCGTATTTTATGCCAATGTCTGCTATTTTTTTCCATGCCTCAAACGGTGCGTTCCAAACCAATATCTGCCTTTTGCCCTCATAGCGAACTATTACAATATCAACGGCCCGGCCGGTACCATGATAAATTGACTTGTTGCTGTTTGTGATCTTGCGCTTGTTTTCTTCTTCTGTTATCGTATGCAACCCGGCGTTTATTCTCGCGGTGTTCACTTCTGCAAGCGGTTTTCTGCCTTGCATATAATATGCTTGTTGCACCGCTTCTGACCGGATTGTTTCAAACGCTATTATTGTTATTCCGTATAACTCCAATGCCTCTTGTTTCATTTTCAAAAACGCTTCGCGCAAATCTGATCTTAATAACTTTATATCATTGCAAATCGCCATTTTTAAAATCTCCTTTCGCTTCTGCAAATTTTTGACCAACTTTTACGCCGGCTGAAAAAATTAAAAAATTAGTTATCAATGCGGTGTTGTCGGTTCCGGCAATAACTGAATACCATGCCAACCCGCTTGCCATTACAAACGCGCCAAACGATAACAAACGCCCCATGCTTAACTCGCCCGGCGCTTCGCTGAAAAATCCCGCTTTCATACGCCTATCAACTCCCCCTTGAAAATCATGCCGTCAAGATCTCCGTTTATATCATCGCTGACGACTTGCAAGTCAATATACATTGTGGCAATGATCGCGCCGTAAATCGTGAAAATCAAATATTGTTTTACTCTGCAATCGCCAATTGCTTCTATGCTTGCCACGTCTGTTATTGAATTTAAAAGCGTTTCAATTTTTTGCGCTATATGATCATGCAATTTCTCAACGATAACGCGCAATACAATGCGGTCCGTTTCTTCTCTTTCAACTTCGGCCAATGCGCCAATTTTTGCCAATGCCGAATTAATACAATCATTGTTCAAGTTTACAATGTGGCGCATGCGGTTATCTGCTGTGCAATCGGTGCTTTTGCAATCGTCAATATGATCTGCAAGCGTTTTCATTTCTTCTTCAAATATTTGCAACGCCCGGCGCAATACGTATCTGAGCGCCAATTGCTTGCCGTAATCTTTAACCTTGAATGTGTCGGCCCGGATAATAAGGCCATCAAGTATTTTAAATACATTATGGAATTTCATTTTCGGCAATTCTGTTTTATTCTCCCGCCTGTTCAACAACCAACGCAATAACAATAACCCCGCGCTTATTACCCCGCCAATGATCGCTAAATAGTACTCTTTCACTTTTATACCTCCGTTGTTTAGTATCCAATTATCCAATATTCAAGGCCGTCTGTCAAGGTGACCGTTGTGCCTGAAACGCTTGAAACGTTTGAACTTTTTGCAATGACCTGGTTAAATGCTGTTATTGTTACTTGCCTCACTATTGCGGTTCCTAGTGCGCCGGTTATCAATTTCAAAACATCACTTGCGTCTTGTACTGTATCGGTAATACTCAACTTTTTAGAATATGTGTTCAACGCATGGCTTGCGCTAACTGTTCCCTTTTGCGCCCTTGTTGTATAATATATATCACCCCATTCGTCCACTTTTGTTCCTAATAATTGAATTTCATTGTCAAGAACAAAATAATCGCCCGTCTCTAAATTCATTAAATACGTTTTAAATGAAACGGTTGTTGCTGATATTGTTTGTGCATATATTTGTGCGTCATTGTTCAATGTTTCAACGATAACGTTTTCTTTCCTATCAATCGGCACTGTTGTCAAACTCCATGTATTTTCTGCCGTCTTTTGTAGAATACCGCTTGTTGGCGTAATCCCTGCAATCGCCGTCAAATCGGCGTCAATCGGTTGGTATGTGCTTGTATGTGTATGCCCGGTCAATGCAAACGCGCTTGCATCATTGCCGTCAAGTTTATCGCTGTCTGCCGAATATAATGCCCGGCTGTCAACCGCCGAAATACGCCCGCTTGCGTCAAGCGTAATTACTTCGTTGTTGCCGTCATAATATATTACCGCGCCGGCGCCGTCAAAATAGCCTATTCTTTTGTAACTTGTGCTTGCTGATAGCTCGGTTACAATTGTACCATCGCAAACAAATGTAACGCCCGATATACTACCACCAGCATATAAGTCTTTACCCGCTATAACTGTCGCGCCGACTGTCAAAGTTGTAGGCTTTGCAAATTTACCATTTGTTACAATATACCCGTTTGCAGTTCCCGCTGAAATTGTTGATTGACACGCCCCGATACAAGCGTTTAATGGAAACACAGCACCGTTAGCAATTTTCCATAATTTACCATCGGATTTTATAGATATTATGTCATATGTTGACATATTCTCCCCAACAGTATGTAAATAATTACTTACGAATTGCGTATAAGTAGAAGCAGTCGCATTACCTGATAATTGACCTACAAAAAATCCATATGGTAAGTGTATACCATGCACATACAGACTCTGTGTGGAAGCGGTATTATGATTTGAAGCAACATATTCCGTCGCCGTTAATGCTGTATTTAGAGTAATATTTTTACTATCTAGCATCGTAACTGTTATTGTTCTGCTAGTTGTGTCGTTGAATGAAACTTCTACATATGCCTTGACCCCAGATGTAGCTGTTTTTGGATATATAACCCTGACATATCTTACACCTGTATTAGCATTGTCTGCTACCCCGCTACTTGCGGAATTTACCTGTAATATAGGTATTCCGTTTTGGTTGCTGATAACATCAACGATTAATGAGTGATTTATAGTTGTACCAGATGTGCTTTTTACATCTATTTTTGCACGGAAATAATAATCTTTTGGGTCGGATATTGTAGTTTCCGCTATTTTGTAAAATACACCTGCAACAATTGGTAAATCTGTTGTAACGTAACTAAATTTTGGCCGCTTAAGTGTTAGTTTGTGCGCTACTTCATCGACTGTAATCGTTTCTTGATCCACCTTTTCCGACAATACCCCGCCGGTTAGATCTGTGGCATCGGCTAAAACTTGCCCCGCATATGATACGGTGCCTGTCGGCGGTAATAACCCCGCCAAAAAATCGTTTTTTGTAATAATACTATCATCGTCAATATAAATTTTTTGCGTTGCGCTTGCCGTTGTTATTGTTGACCGCCCGCCCGAACCTTTTGCAACGGTGGCGCCCAAATCGCCGGCGGTTATTATATCATTCATTGCGCCGACAACGCCAACTTGCCATTTGTCCGTTGTTTCATTCCATAATACTTCTGCATTGGCGCTTGTGCCTCGTTCAACTTCAAGGCCTCCATCTTCGGTCGGTGTTCCTGTAATATTTGCGTTGACTGTAATTAAATTATCATCAACCTTTAACTCCTCTGAATGTATTATTGTTTGCGTTCCCTCAACTACAAGATCGTTTACGCGCAAATTTCCGTATGCGCTGTTGTCTTTATTTCTTACTTTCATCTCGCCCGCATCGTTCACTATTTGAAAGTTTGCAACGGCATCGGTATCAACGCCAAACCCTGTGGCCTCTGTTCCGGTGATCGCCGGGTGTGGTGTGGCGCTGTCAATATGCGCTTGTATTTGTGCGTCTGTTACGAGATCGCTCAACGCCGTTAAACTGTCCGCAACCTGCCCGGCGTTTGTTGTTACCACGTTGCCGACTGTACTGCCTGATATTGCCGTCAATAAATTAGTTATTGCGCCTGAACCTAGCAATTGCACCGCGCTTGCTCTTTTAACGCCGTTTACGTATATGTCAACGATTTCATTAATGGCATCGCTGACCGAAACGGCAATTTTGTAATTGTCGGTTACTAACGTACTCGGTATTGTCACGCTGTCGGCGGTCCGTTTGATCACCAAACTTGTAACGGTCGAACCTAAAACTTTCTCGCCGGTTTCATCGAAAATATTGAAATAATAATTTATTGCGCCCATATTTCCCCCTTTATGAATATTTGCGAATTGTCGCGTAATCGGTCCCGCTTGCCTCTGCCCGCCATTTAACAGTTATGCGCCGGTGGCCGACTAAATTACCACCATCATTCACCGGGTAAACCGGTTCTGTAAAGTGAACCTTTAATTTGAGCGCGCTGTTATCTGAAAACGGTTGCAACTCAATATCTGTGCCGTAAACTCCATCTGACTGCCATGCAAACATTATGTTGTCAATGGTTGCCGTTGTTGCCATTACAACGCTAAATTCGCCGGTTACGCGCTGAATTGATTTTCTTTTTTTGGCCTCTTTCAATACGTTGGTAAACTGTATGCTGTTTTCTTCAAATGCAATAAAATTTTTTTCGACAACTTCCGATTGTAAAGTAAAACTTTTTGTGACCGTTCCGTTTATGTCTGTAACTTTTATGATCGGGTTGCCTGAACCGTAAATCATGTTCATATTTACCCCCAATTTATAACGCGCCGAATAGCGCCGTAATATCTGGCGTTTTCCGCATTAATGCCGTATATTCTATAACAGGGTCGCCCGCGCTCATTGTTACCTTTACGCCTATAACAACACCTATAGCGCCGTCAACGCTTATATAATCGAAATAATCAAGCATTGTGTCTTTTTGTAAAATTAGCGTAATAATTTCGTTGTAATCTCTAAATATTTTCGTTTTTTCCCGGTTAAATGTTTCGGCCAAATAATCGGTTTTTAAAAAATCATCGCCCGGCGTAAAATTTTCAACGTCAAACGCCTCGCGCGTAATATTTTCTATGTCCTTGCTTGTCAATGTCGTTTCATCGCCGGTTGTATAACTTTCAAATAATCGGCTGATCGATCTGATTATAATAGCGTTGTTTCTATCAATAAACATAAACGCCAAAAATAATTTGCGATAATCATTTAATACATCAATGGCCCGGCGGTTTAAAATTGTAATGTCGATAAGATCATTAACGTGAATTTTTTTCCTCAAATAATACTCAATCGTTGTTGTTTGAATGTGATCGTGTTCAACGTCTACCGGCACGCCCAACGAATAATAAGCGCTTAACATGCCCGCAAACCCGGTGCAATCGGTCGTTAAATTGTATAACGTTTCATTGTTGTATAATCCTGCAAGCGCGTAATTCCGGCCCGCATCTGAAAAAAATGAAATGGTTTTTACATCGCCGGCGCTGTCAATGTATGCAAATTTATAAATGCCAATGTCCGTATTGATAAGATCATTGGCCGAAATAACGCCGTTTACATGCGATAAATAAACTGCCTCAGCGGTTGCTATTTCCCATAACATTACGCCGGCGGTTAAAAGATCTTCAATGCGCGTTGACCGGGTGTTGTTCGCTGTGCATTCATATAATTTTAAAACGCCGGTTTTCATCATTACAAGTATTAAACCCTTGCCGGTGCTTTCACTGACCGGCGTCAAGTAATTAAACCGGTCGATCAAGCTGTTTGTCGTGTCATGGTAAACAATGTTTGCGCCTTGCATCTGGTTCAATGCCGGCGTAAATGGTTCGGCAACGTAATAATTTACATTTGTTGTTGTTCCGAATAAACTGAAAACATAATTTGTTATACTCGTACCGCTCGGCAATACTCCAATTCGGTGCGGTATCGCGCTGTCATTATATCCGTATATGGCAACGGCATCGGCTTTTTTCTTGCCGTCTGAACCATAAAGGCCATATTGCCCCGCAATAAACGGATACTCGGCGCCGGTATAATTACGCGCTGTCATGCAAAAACTTTTTGACCGTATTAACTTCAAGTAATAAACACCGCTCACTAAATTGGTAACATAACCCATAAAATTGAAATTGCCGGTTCCGGTCAATGTCCGCTTTTGTGTTGCAAGTAATGGGTTATTGTATACAATTACAGGGTCTGGCAATATTTCTGTTGTATCAAATGGTTTCAATTCGTATAATGTCGCGCCCCTTACGCCATAACAAACAATATTTTTCAACTCGCTCTCAAGATATACCCCCGCGCCCTCTGAATATACCGTTGTAAAACGTTGCTCTTGCTCGCTGTCGCTTGTGTTTTCAAATATGTTTTTTATATCAATATCGGCTGTAAACGTTTCCTCTGTGTATGGCCGGGTTTTCAATATGCCGGCGGTGTCTGTGTCGTAATACTCCGGCAACGTTCCAAACTGCGCCCGGTCGCTGTCGGTCAAATCATCGCTTCTGTAATTCTGATCTGGGTACGGATAAAATGACAACCAATAAACGTTTACGCCCTCCGCTATTTCAATTGTAACCTTGCGTGAACCGTATTTTATGATCTCTTGGCCAATTTTTAAATACCCCTCCGGTGAACTGTCCGGCACAAATGGCAAATATACTTTGTCAAAATCAAATTTTCCTTTAATGTATGCCCCGCTGTAATCGTTTAAAGGATCTCCCGCATATATAACAATATCACTCATGGCGTATAATTGCGTTGAACTTATCGCGTTTTCAATAATATATGTAACGATTTTTTGCATTTCCGTTATTGTAGAAGTTTTAAAGTTTACAACTTTTCTACTCATAATATCGAATATATGATAAAATGAAACATCTGTTTTTTTCAATTTTGCGCTTGCATCGTAATACGTTCTTAAAACGTCAAGGCTTGCATATCCTCGAAATAATAGCGTTGCATCATATTCAATGTCAAGATACACCCGGCGCGCTCTTTTTATGGCATCATAATAATAGCTTGCACTCATTGGGTTCTCGCCGTACTCGTCAATCAACGTCAAAACAATGTTAGGTATCTTTATTAAAAAATCATTTGTACTCGCTGAACCGCCCAAACTGCTGACGGCTGAAATTTCAACATCTTCTGAAATATCATACCCTGTAATTAAATTATCGAAATATATCGTATATTTTAAACCCATTTTTATATGGTCCCGCGTTTGTCTAGCTTGTCAAACATTGCGATATATTCGCCGGCCTTTTTTATCTTTTCGTAATCACTTGTAACCGGCATCGTTTCGGTAATATTGATTGTGTAATTATTCCCGCCGGATAATTTACCTGGTCCTGCTATTTCAATGGGCGCGCTCAATGTCGGCGTTATGTCGCTTAAATTAAATATTCCCTCAACGTTGCCCCCGCCTCCCATGATCGAACCGGCCCCGCTCGTTCCTATTGTACCGCCGGCCCCCATTAATTTACTCGCCCCGCCGGATATAATACCCAACGCCATAAACAAACCTTTTAACGTGATTGATTTCAAAAGCATTCTTGTTAATTCAATTGTGATCTGTTTCAAGATATTTATTAAGATTTTGCCCCCGTTCATTTTCTCGCCGTTTAATAAACCCTCAAGGTTGCTCAATATGTTGTTTCGCAATATATCATCGGTCGTAATCAATAATGCGTTTACGTCAATAATGGGTTGCTTTGTGCTTTCAAACGCCCCGCCCAAACCTCCAACGGCTTGCGCCAATCGGTTAGTGGTCCACACTTCGCGCTCTTTTGGATCGCTTCCGGTCGTTGCGAGTGTTGTTGTTTTTAACAATTCCTCTTGTGCTATTTTATCCCGGCGCGCTTTTTCTTCGGCCTCTTTTTGTGTTTTTAATTTCTGTTGTTCTTTTTCGTCAAGTGCAATTTTTTCCTCTTTCAATTTGTTTACAACTTTCAAATCAATGATCATGCCTTGCAATTTTTGTATTTCTTCGGCATTAAATACGGTTTCGCCGTTCTCTTTTTTTAAATCCCGCATTCTGTCAATAACTCCAATCAATGCCGTTTCTGTCAACGTTCCAACGGTACGCATGGCGTATGCTTGGTCAAGCAATGCTTGCACCGCGTCATTGGTTCCGAAATATTGCGCGCTTGTTGCAAAATCTTCAAGCTGTGTAAAATATTTCTCAATATCCTTGTTGGCTTGTAGTTTATTCATCATTTGAAACATTATCGTAATTTCTTCAATTGCCGGTTTAAATACTGATACAAAAAATCCCCCCCAGGCCTCTTTCAAGTTTTTCAATGAATTATTGTATATTTCCATTTGACCGGCTGTTGTGTTCGCAAAATCTGCGCCGGCGCCGGTTGCGATCTCTTGTAATTCTTTTGTAATTAGTGCAACGTCTTTAGTGTTTTTTGCAACCTCTGATAAAACAATACCGTATTGTTTCAAGCTTCTATCCTGACCGTCAAGCGCTTTGAAATATGCGCGGGTTGCTGTTTCAAGATCAACAACACGCCCGCTATTCATTGACATTTTACTTGCAAGATCAATCAAAAACGGTACAAGCGTTTGTATTTCATTCGTTGTCTTTCCAAATGTTGCAAGCAACGCCATTGTTTTTACAATCGTATCATCTTCAAACGCCGTTGTTTTCCCCAATTGGTCGGCTTGCTTGTCTAATTCCTCGCGCACGCCCTCGCTTGTAGAACCAACGCCCGCAAGTGCTGACGTCAACGCGGTGCTGACTAATTCGGCCTCAATTGCCTCTTTTGCCATTTCTTTTATATAGCGCGCCATTTGATTAATTGCTAAATATGCAACGGTTGCGGTGGCGCCTACTGCCATTAATTTGCTGTTAAATTTTGTAAATCCCGCTTCGGCCTGTGCAACCTGACCTTTTAACGCTGTGATTGCGCCCTCGCCGGTTACTTGTATTTCAAGCAATAACTTGCCAATTGAACTTGTTTGCCCTGCCATTATGCGCCCCCTTATTCGTTGCGCTCGCGTTTGCTTGCCTCTTTATTATATACGCTTGCGAAACGTTTAATTTCGCCGTATGTGCTATAATTATTTATTTGAGTAAAGGCCGGCAAATCCCCGCCGGCCAAATGATAAATCAACTCGTCAAAACTTGTTTTTTCATTTCCTCTATTGTCAAGTCTACCAATAATTTCGCGCCTTTCTTTTTTAAATTCTCTAAGAATTTTAAAAAAAAAACTTGCATCATTTTCTCAACTTGGTCAATGGTGGCGTTGTCGTTTATAACTTCGCAACGGCCCGCATGCGTCAATACGTTGTTTTCATCGCGGTATATTGCGCTAACTATACCAATAACGTTTTCTGAACCGGTCGCGCAAATCAATGAATGCACCGCATCGGCAACGCTGACGGTTTCGCCCCCGCCTAAAACTTTTTCGGCATCATTTACTATGATCTTGGCAAATTTTTCGTATGCCTCGCTTAATGCGCGGTAATCTTTCCATGCCATATCATTAATGGTTGCATACGGCCTAAAATTATAATCGCCAATCGTTATTGTTTCCACGTTTTTTACGCCTCCATATCAATAACGATAAAATCGCCTATTGTAGTATCTTCAATCAAGTTAAAAGTATATTCCAACTTTTTTACCTCTTGCGTAAATGGCAATTCGCTCGTTGTAGATAACTGTGCATGCGGTATGCGTATCATGCCGTATTTATACGCGCCGGTTTCAAGATCTTTCTCGGCGGTCAATATAAAAAAGGCAAAATCTTCAAGCGCTGTCGTTGACATTCTTTTCATGCCTAAAACTTCGGTGCTTGAAATATCCCGCGCAAACAATAAAGCGCGTTCCATTATGCCAGACTGCAAGCCTGTGATCTTAAACACCGGGTCGTTCAATTCATTTGATGAACCGCGAACCTTGCCGTTGTGATCGTATATTTTTGTGCGCGCTTTCTTGCCGGGATCA